CGTGGGCGATCGAGGTGTTTTGTGGGTTAGAAAAGGAACGGGGGGTCGGTGGTGTCCTATCGCTCACAAAAAACCGCCCACCCTTAGATAAATTACATCTAGAACAGCTTGCAACTAAATTATCATCACTATCAAGACCACCGAGCCTTCTAGGTATTACATGATCCACAGTCGTAGCCTCTTGGTTGCAGTATTGACAAATGAACTGATCACGCCTTAACACACGGCTGCGAATAGATCGCCAATGCCTAGTAGATCCAGTAGATCGTAGAGCTGACTTACTCATTAATACCAACCCTTAATCTTATGATGTTGTAATGCTTTACAAGGTTCATCATACCTGTGTTTAATATAAGCCAATCCTTTATCAATCTGTTTAATAGGATTCTTTTCTTTAAGCCCTAATATCTGTGGAATACCAAATGCACTTGACTTAGGGTTCTTAGCCTTGTAGTTCCATCTGCTCTCTTTATGCCATAACTCATCTAAACAATAGAACTCACTAAAGCTGTGGTTTAACTCAATGAATGCATATTGCTTTAATGTATTAATAGACCAAGATTTAGCAACGGAATCATCTTGTAAAAGGCTTATGTTCAAGACTATGAACAGAGGTATCACCAAACCAAACCTTGCGATCTTTCTGCTTCGCAGATCGCCCTTTCGCTCTGAAAGCGAATTTGCGTTTAAGGGTATCACATACCACCAAATCTGACGGCGTGTCAGCGTAAGTTTCATATCGACATCCATCCTATGTATTGTGCATGCGGATTATCTGACAGCCATTGCTTACGCAATTCATTCTGATAAGCCCAATTGATTTGATGCGTCATTTCGTCATGATTAGCGCACATGTATGGCACTCCTTATCTGCAAACATCCAAGACCCACACTTAGTGCAGCGCATTACAGGCTCTTGAGTGTCAGTTGATTCTGCTAGATTCTTTGTTCCCACAGCACAACACTTTAGGCATTGATAAACTCTGAAGCCATCAGTTTCTGGGTATCCGTCTAACCATTCAAACTCAGTATTGGCTGAACAAAAGTTACATCTAAAATTAACCATCTTTACCAGCCCATCCAGTCCCTCTAAAGATCGTAGGCACAGCTGTATAGACACGCCTTAAAGGCTTATTGCATGCTTGACAATGAGGGATTTTATGATCCATTGGTAAATCCAATATAATCAATGACCCCTCACCATCGCACATGTAATCGTAATTAGGCATGATACGGAATTCGGTTTATTGCATGGCAGGAATAGCATCGAAGCAGATCGCCCTCATGAAGTAATCTGTCATCGTTGCATAAGTCGCAAGTAACCATTGATGGCTCTACTTTTACTCCGTCATCCGTAAAGGTGGCAGTTAAGCCGGAGCCATCGATAATTTGTAATTTACCCATTTATTCACCTCCTTTGAAATACCATTTTCCATTAGCGGTAAGTGTTGCCCAATTAGGCGGACATTCTTTTGCTTTACAAACATAACCATAGTAAGGCTTACCTCCTTTAGAGATTCCTTCTTTCAAAATATGACCATGCTCACATGCCGGTGGCTCATTAGGTATTGATGATCCAATCTGATCTACAACATCACCAACAGACCAAGCAACCGGTTCAGGCTCTTTCTTATCAGCTGCAAAACTATCTCTCAGAATTGTTTCGATTTGTGCTGACTTTGATCCAGCCTTGCCATACATATTTTGGCGGCTGTCTAGCTTCTCCTTAAAAGATGATGGTGCAACTACCTTGCTCATTTCCTCCTTAGATGCTCTTTTGCCTTTAGCTGCAAAACCTGCATTTGCAAGCGCTCTGCCAATCGCTGAAGTTTCGCAATTCTCCAACGCAGAAGTAGCATTGACACCTCGATCCGAAATGATTTCAAAAGCGAGCCCAGTTGCACACGCCTTTGGGTCGGCTTCGGTTTTGAATAATTTACAAAATACAATGAATCGAGTGTTTGATGCCTCAATGAGTTCAGTCTCGATTCTGTTGTCTGGAAATTTTCCATGCCACTTCTCCAATCTTGATTCAACTGTTTCGTAATCCTCTAAATTAAATGCCATTATTAATCCTCCCAATTTTCATCTTTGACTGCATCGAGCACGGTTTTATAGACAGACCCATAGGCAATGAAGTCCTTGATACTGTCCTCATGGTCTGGAGTTTCACTAAGCCTAGAAACCTTGACGAGTGCCATACATAATGCAGCTTGGTGTGGTGTGATAGGGAAATCGAGATATGCAGACCAAAGACCTGCAATTCGTTTGTGGTTATAGTAAGGATGTCCGTAGACACTTCCACGCTGTTGGATCGTAGTAATGACCTCATCAAATAACTGCTCAGTTTTTGTCATAATCAAAGACTTCATCTGACTGCTGCTTAATAGTGATCATTCTGCGATGCATGTTCCAGCCATCCGCCCGACCCTTCCAATATCCATTTTGGAATGCGGTATCTCTGATCTCTAAAACAAGCCACCAACAAATTGCAGCAGCTGTCATTCCTAGCAGCCAGAGATAGCCAAAATCTCTAAGTTCTCCATATAGATCCATGTTGCTCCCTTACGTATCCTCCACATATCTTGTGGGTGATGCATAAAGTATGACCTAGATCAAGGACGCTTGGTTATTTTCTTTCGGAGTGTTGTATAACGATTAGATAACGCTAATATCCTCGAAATCATCGATATGGTCATCAATCGTGCGTTCGTGATAATCGGTTTCAAGACCCATAAGACTTTCCAAGAGCTGTGAAACTGCCGTCTTTGTTAATCGGAATCATCTGCACGCTCATATTCTTGCCATCCCATTCCATCAAAACTATGCCCATTTGCCAATTAGCCAAGCCCTTAGTATAGGAGGCTTTTGCCCTGTTCATAAGGTTGCCTGTTTCAACCCCGTAAAGGGGTCTGTAAACCCCATAGAGCCCCTCTGAGTAGGCAGACATACCTAGCCTATGGGTATGACCACAAACCACGCTCTTTCCTGCCTTTTTGGCAAGATTTAGGGCAGTCTGTCCAGCGTTGGGGTTCATGTTGCCTTCATCGCCATGAGCCAAGATCCAGCCCTTTTCAAATTCATAAAATGTCTTATGAAATGTAATGCCCATAGAATCAAAATCCATGAACTTTGAATACTGCAATTCGGGAAGTGAGATCATTCCCGGAACCTTTAGGAGAGTGTTATATAAGCGATCAGTATGATTACTGCGGATAATATGAGCTTCTCTGCTGTGTTCTGTGAGAGCCCAAAGGATCTCTTGAGTAGCTGTGCGGTCATCATCCAAAGTTTGTTGATAAGCCAAAGGTGTTTTTTCAGCCCATCGGCTAATTGTTTGAAAATCGATTTCATCGCCAACGCAAAGGACACTATCAAACCTTTCTCGCTTGGCTAACTTAATTACATTCTTGACTGCTACTTCATGGTGGTATGGGATTTGTAAATCCGAAATAACCAAGTATCTCTTAATCGTCATCCTCATCGTCAGTTGGATCTATGGAAGGAATAATCCCACCATCGCCTACGACCCAATCAGGAAAAGTTTTATGTTCAGTCATCAACCAAAAAGCGTGCTCAGGTGTGAATCCTGCTTTTCTAGCTGCTTTGTAACATTCGTGCAAAGCCAAATAATGCTGATCGATTTTGCTTAATGGCTCAGGAGTTTGGCGAACGACTCGACGATTGATCTTTTTGCGTTTGATAGGTTTTCGTGTGTTCGCCATAATTAAAATTATCGCTTACTGATTAAGACAAACAGATCATCGACACGCTGTTCAAGTCTTGTAATTTGATCCTTGATCGAACTTCCAGAATTGGGTTTCAATTCTTGTAAGTAGGATTTAATAACCCATCGCAGACCCAGTAACAAACTTGTAGATACGGCGGTTACGCCAACGGCGATACCAACCCATTCGTTGGCTGTCATTTCGCATTAAGTCCATAATCAGCTTCTCCGCCAGATTTAGGGTCAAGTGCCTTAGCAAGGGGTGCAACTAATGCACCGGCAAGAATTGCAAACTCTGGTCTAATGTCAGCAACAATTGCCAACAAGACAGTTATGCCGGAAGCAGCCACAGCTCTCAAATATGACTTGATCGCAGCCTTGTGTTTTTTTGATAGTTTCATGCGTTGCCTCCTAGTAGTGGGATCTGAAAAAAGTCTGAATTGTTATCTTGATTTTTCTTAAAACTAACATGGACATGATGATTATGAGGATTACCCTTATATTTGCGCCAACGCCATCCAAGAATCGGTGAAGCAATTTTTGACTGATGGATTACATAACTGATGCGACCATTGGTTTTCCCATAGGATCGAATTTGATCTGCCAAATATGCTGAAAGCCCTTTGTCGTCAGAAAGCCGAGCGTCAATATCAATTGCTCGCACGCAACCATTTGTGTCTGGGTTGTGATCGCTCTTTCGTGCGCTATGTCTAGCATCACCAATCCACCCATCAGATTTGCGCAAACGCTCTGGGAAGGAATCATCGATTTGCTCACGCAACTGAACCGCTGCTTTACTCAGCCAAGGTTTCAATTTCAATCCAATTTAATGTTGATTCATCCCAATAATAAAAACCATCAGGTTTAGGTGTTGGTGGTTGCCAATCAAAGTTTTCATCTAATGACCAAGATGGATAAGGTTGAGGCGCAATAAATACATCCGCATCGGCATCATACTTGTAACCAATACCTGCATATTGTTTGCGGATTTTATGATTATATGAGGTGCGCTTGCAAACCTGACCTCTAAAATTACCATACCAAGTTTCAGGATCTAATCCTTCGATTAACTCAGTTTCATCAATACCAACAATAACTTCAGTAACTATGTCATTTGTAATAAATGCGTAATGTGCCATTATGCCCAACTCACATTTCCAGTACCAGCGGTAATTGTTGTCACCTTAAAACCGCCAGATGGACCAGCTGTTGATCCTGTTAAACCAGCACCTATTGTAATTGTCCGAGTATCAGGATATTTCAAAACAACAATTCCCGAACCTCCATTACCACCTAATGAGTTGGTAGGTCCGGCAGCACCACCGCCACCACCGCCTCTATTAGCAGTACCATTTGTTCCAGTTGTGTTGCTTCCACCTGCTCCACCGCCAAAACTTGCAGTTCCACCAGGGTTTGAATCAGCACCGCCACCGCCACCACCACCTGCGTAATTAACTGATGAACCTGTAATTGAAACTGCTACACCTGCGCCACCTGCGCCACCTGCGCCATTTGAAGCATTTGTGCCAGTTCCAGCACTACCAACTGCACCTGCTCCACCGCCACCACCGCCACAATAACTACCGGTAACAACACCATTACCACCTGCATAACCTTGATTAGCAGTACCAGCACCACCTGTTGTTGGTCCTGAAGTAGTTGATGGGCCACCACCGCCAGATCCACCTGCTCCACCACTTGCTGGTGCAGTTTTGAACTGTGGGCCTAAACCACCGCCAGTTGAAGTGATAGTTGAAAAAACAGAATTAACACCAGCAGTTCCATCACCATTATTTCCACCTGTGCCACCACCACCAACAGTCACTGTGTAATTTGTGTTAAAGGCAACAAATAATGCAGATTCTAATGAACCACCACCACCAGTTGCCGTAACAGTTGAACGCAATCCACCTGCTCCACCAGCACCTGCACCAGCACTACTGCCACCTGATCCACCAGCTCCGCCACCAGCGACAACAAGGTAATCCACACTCAAACCACGCAAGTAATTTTGTGCAGAAACAATACCAAGTTTAATCATTACGCAATATCTCCAAGACAAAGCCATTCATCAGTTGCAATTTTTACGCAAGTAATCGCTGAATATTGTGCTCTAGTTTTTGGAGTTGTAGCAGTTGCCCCAGTTGAACGAACTGTTACTCCTGATATTCCGGATATTGTTACCTGACCTGCTCCAGTTTGAGCAATATTAATAGAAGTTCCAATTGGAAATGCAACTGAACTGTTTAAGGGAATAGTCACAGCAATCGCTGCTGCATTTGAATAAGTAACTAATTTATTTCGCAAATCAGCTAAAACAAAAGTATCTGATATGGTTGTTACGGCTCTTAATGTTACAGATGCAAAACTGGCATCAACAGCATTACCGAGAGTTCTAATGGCTGATGCGCCATCTTTTACAAGATCTGTGTCGCTTGGAATTGTCCAAGCAAAGTTATTACTGGTGGTAGGCATTTTTCTCCTTTAGGCGACTATGTTCGCATTATACCAGTCAAGGGTTGCTGAAACAGTATTCCACGCCTCACCAACAGGCACAGTATTCCACCTCATTGCTACTTGACTAAAATTGACTGGTGATAGATTTATAGTCAAAAACAATTCATTAAATCTCACGCTCCAACGCCATCCCTCAACATAACCCTCAAAGCTGCTGTTTTGGAATTGAGCCGGCAAATCCGTAATGTGAATTGGCTGTCCCATAAATACACCTAATAAAGCATCTCTGTCAGCATCATCAATTTCAGGGTTTGTAATTGGAAAAGTAATTGCATCAAATGTTGGATATGGTGCTGCTCTTAAGCTGATGTACCGATCAGCAACTTCTTGAGCATTATCAGCATCATGAATTAATGAGTTTATTGTTTCTGCTCGATAACCATAATTTGCGATCGAGGTTGCATCTGTTGCAGTAACCTGAGATCCAAAATTATTGCCATAATTAATGTAAATATCATTACGAATATCAGCTGCTTTTGTCGTAGTCCTTAATCCTGAACCTAATGCTGCATTAGCAGAAACTTCTGTATAGCCATTAGCAGTCAAATATGTTTGGCGATGGTCGGCATCTGCATAACCAATGTTTCCTTGATTGTCCTCATACAAATAACCCAAAGCACTATTGGCAATGGCTGATGCAATATTATAGACAGTATCAGGATCAGTTCCTCTATTTTCCATTTCAAATAATCCGGGAGTATCTACTTCACCAAGTCCAATGTTTTCAGCATTTGCCCAAGTAGTTGTTGCATCATAACCAGACCAATCCTCAGCTGCTGGAACTTCATTCCAAGTATTTGTTAATGAATAACTAAGCAAAACCAGCATTTGGTCGCCGTCAAAATCTTTGCTTAAAGTGTCGTTGTAAATTTCTTTAGCTAGTTTAACCAATGACCCCATTGCTAAAAGAGTATAAGAAATAACATTAAATAGATTTCCAGAACGAGCCACCTCAACAGTAATATCTGTTATATCACCGCCAAATAAATTAACATAAGTTCCTGAACTATCTTTAACTTGCAAGGCTAAACTATCATTAATATCAAATGGCAAAGTTTGACCAGATAAAGCAACTAAAGTAATTTGCATATAAGATGGATTAGCTTGCGTGTAAATGTCTGTTCGACCTGCTTGATGAGCAATATCGCTTATTGCAATGTCGGTGTAATCAACACCAGCAACAGTCAGTTTCCAGTCAGGTGTCCAAACTGTCATTATTGAAACACAATCGATCCACCGCCACCAAATGTAGGCGTTGATCTTGATGAACTATCAATGAGCACTTTTTGCACAGCCCTAGCAGCACCTTCAGAATCTAGTGCTTGGACAGAAATATTATTTACAACAGTTGTTCGATTTTCACGAACATTTGCTGATGATGGCAACGATGGAACGCCTTGACCTAACGCTTGCGGAGCTCTTGATACTGCTGGAATATATCCGATGTCTGCTCCGGGCTTAATTATATTAACGAATCTAATTGCTTGATTTGCAAGTTCAACTAATAAACCTATTGCTTCTCTAACAAATGAAATGAAACCCTTTATGATTCCAGCAAGCCCTGCAATACCTTTTCCAAATGTTTCTGCACTCTTTTGGCTTTCTTGCAATCCTGCACTTAATCCTTGATCGCCAGTTAATCCTGCAATAAATGCGTTGAGAGTAGGAATGCCAGTTTGATTTAAGAAACCAATAAACTTTTCAACCTGTGGCAATAAAGCAAAACCTAATGATTCTTTGGCTTCATCAAATCCTACTTTTAAGCGATCAATCTTGCCTTGGAATGTTTCAGCATTAGCAGCTGCTGAGCCACCATAAAGATCAGATAATTTGGCTTGAACTTCGGTAAAAGATAAGGTTGATAATTCTGCTTTGGATAAGCCAAGTCCTAATCTACCTAGAGCTGTGGTGTTTCCATCCTGCGCCCTACCTAAAGCATTGGCGACAGTTTCTAATTCTAATCCTCGACCTTTAGCAATATCTAAAGCAAGGTTTAATAATTTCTGGGCTTCCTCAGTTGATTTGGTCGATACCGCCAATCTCTGCATCGCTGGTCTAAGTTGGTCATCAGCCACACCAGTCGCTAAAGATGTTTTAAGAATATAAGCCTCAGTTGCCCTTATTTGGTCATCAGTTGCCCCTGTGGCGGTGCGTAGAGCAGCAGCTAACCTTAACTGTGCAGCTTCATCCTCGATGGCAGCCTTGACGCCATCAACGGCTAATTTAGTGCCATAGGCAACGGCAGCAGCAGCAGCGACCGCAAATGCAGCAGCAGCCTTCTTGCCAAATTCTGAAATCTTGCTTGAGTTACTTTCGACTGCTTTGTCGGCTTCGCCTAGCTTCTTTTTTAAGTCATCAACATCGGCAAGAATTGATAACTTTAATGTGCGATTACCGGTTGCCATTAGACCCATTCCTTAATGATGCGATTAAAAGCCTGTTCCCATTTGTTAATCAATTCAGGCTGAATTTTGCGAAGGGTTGGATAGATAAACCAACCTCTTGAACCTCTGCCTTGCCGTCCTGAATAAGTAGGGAACTGCTTGAACTTATTAGATCCAAACTCAACTCCACCCCATAGGGTTTGCGTTGTAGCACCACCTGAAAATTTCTGTCGTGCGAAACCATAACGGAACTCACCGATTTTACTTGACTTAGAGATGCTAACGCCATCTGCGACTCTTTGCGCAACTTTGCCACTCTTTGTTCTAGTCCTAGCTGCCTGTTTAATTTCCTCTGATGCAAAATACGCCAGAGCAGCAGATTGAGTTCTTGCTTCCTCTGTTGCTTGGTCATCCATAAGTTTGAATGCCTTGTAAATATCACGCAAATCTTTTTTATTGTATGCGATAGTTTCATTTGCCACTTCTCGCCTCCAATACTTCGATCGCTGTTAATATGTCGTCCGCATCAACCCATTCGCTCATTGGTATTTGAGTTGCAATTGCTAACTCAACCAATAATCTGCTTAGGCTTCCTGCTTTGTGGCTTTTGGGTCTGCATCACCGACTATTACATCGGCTACTGTTTCCATCCAAATATCCATTGGTTTGATGGGTTTATCTCCTGCAAGTTCACGCTTATGTGCATGATAAGCAAGAAACATAAGATCCCAAATACCCAACTTCTCGGATGCCTGACCAATAGTGTTTCCTGTCTGCTTTTCCCATTTAGCCCACTCAGGTGGTTGGGCAATGTATGTTGCTTGCTCACCTGAGTTATATTCAATTGTAATTGGTAACTTCATTTGTTTGCTCCCGTTTTATTTTTTAACTAAAGGTTTCGGTTACTGCGCCCTTAGATACTGTGAATGTGAATGATACTGTCTGAGCATCAACACCTGAACCACCTGCGGTTGGAAACTCAGGCTTTACTGGGAACACGAATTGTGCTCCTGATGCAGCTGTAAGTGTCATGCTGATGTCTGTATCTGGTGCAGTTTCAGCGGCTGTCCATAGAGCCTCACAAACTGAGTTTGCCTTGCCCCAATCTGCCAACATATCCAACTGAAATGTTCCTGAAATGTTTGTGGTTTTGTAAGCCTCGCCCTCCATGGTCTGATAAACCTGACGCTCATTGACCTTGGTTAGAACTGCATTTGTCGCCTGTGCTTGAATATCTGTTCCACCTGTGAAAGATAAACCAACATCACGACCGGTAATTACGACTGTTGCCATGATTTCTCCTTATATTGTTTGCGTGTAGTAGGTAGATACTCGAACATCTGCGATTAGCAGCGTTGATGCACCAACTTGAGTAACTGTCGGTCTTTCAACCGAGCTGACAATGTATCCAACTGGAATTACTGCCAGAACACTTATGATTAATTGCTCGATATTGTCGAGCGATGCTGGATTGCTGTTATAGGCAACCGCAACTGAAATAGTAAAATTGATCTTGGCTCTGATATTGCTTTTGCTTATTGTTTCGAATTCTAAGTATGGTGAATCAGGCACAACCACCACAGCTGGTGGAATAACTGTTTCAGGCACAAATGAATAAACATTTCCTGCAACAACTGATAAAGCGGTTGCTAAAGGTGTCCTGATCTGTTGAAGGATTGTTTCATTAGGCATTTATTGACACATGCTTTCGGTGTCTATGTAACTTCCCAATATGCCCACGCACTTATTGAATAAACTTCTGCCCATCCTGAACGGAGTTGCAGTAAAATCTACTCCTTCGATTTGTCCTCCGCCGGCAAGTCTTGCTTGAAAGACTTCGACTGAAACTGTATAGACGGCTGACTGAACAGCTGCGTTTCCAACATAAGTTGATGCGCCAGAAAGGGTAGCAACTCCGGATGGGATGACATTAGCCTCGAGTATATCGGCGTTAGTGATCGATTGCGAAAAGGTATATTGTCCAAGATTGTCTGCCAGCACAACTCTTGTTCCGTTGTAAGGTGATCCGCATCCTGTGATGACAACTGATTGCCCTTCGGTAAATTCATGAATTCCTAATGTGGTAAATGTAGCAACATTGTCTGACAATGAAGTTGCTTGAATTGGTGCTTTGAATGTAACAAGCATCGGCAGAATAACAGTTTCTGCTGTGTCAATAATTTGGTTTAAATAAGTATCGTTATACAAGGCGGATGACACACCAAGGACGGATCGCAACTCGGTGGCTGTAATTATGCTTGGCATGTCATCTCCTTACTCCCATTAATGGATGCCTAGGATCGGGAGCAACCCTAGGCACTCAGTTAAATTAGGCTACTGCTAGCTTGCGGAATGCGGTTGGGTAGCGATTAACTACGCAAACATATCCGTAGATACCAATTTCAATGCGTCCGTTTGCAACGATATTGGCACGAAGTTCTACTGTGCCACTCTCGTGGAATCGCATTGCTTGTGATGGATAAACCAAAGCATGCTTGGCGTTAGCATCATCACCTGTGTAGTTAGGGCTTACAACTAAATCAAGTCCAGCAACTGTGCCGTTTGTTGATCCTTGTGTAATCACGCCGGCAGCATTTTGTGGTGCTGCTGCTGCAAATAGTGGACGGGAATCAGCTGTTGCTGCAAGCAATCCAGCAAAGTCAATTCCGTTTGTTCCACCTGAAGGAGCAACCAATAGTCGGTTAGGTGTAAAGCGCATTACGCCATAGGAATCAGAAATTCCATCAACGATTGATGCGTAGATTGATGCGCCAGTTGATGCACTTGCATTCTGTGATGCAATTTGTGCAGCATATTGATCGGTCTTTTGTGCATAAGATGCAGCTAACTCACGAACCAATAATTCTGCGAATGCTGGGTCTGAACGATCAAACAACTCAACATTTACAACATTTGCTCCAGCGAACTTGACGATTGTGTCCTCTTGGAATGTAACAGCGGTGTCAGTTGATGAAAACTCTGAACCTTCTGAAGTTACTGCAACAGTTGCTTGTGTGCCCAACTTAGGTGTGAAAATTTTCATTCCTGTTGCTGGTAGTGGTGCTCGCTCGATTGAATCGATAAATGGACGGCTTGAATCAATTATGCCGATTAGATCACGCAGATAATTTGGTGGAACAGTTCCGGTGTTCTCAGTAACTGTTGCAATCTGTAATGCTGCAAGTAGGTCACGAGCATCATTGTCGCCACCCAATGCTTTAATTTGTGCGTTTAGATATTGTCCTGCTGTAACATTTGTATCAACACGAGGCTTTGTATATGCCATGTATTGAGCAGTTACAACTGGAGCTTGTGATGCTTCTACCGCTTCGGTTGCGATAGGAGCTTCTGATGTTGTATCAGACACTTTGTCCTCCTGTGTTGTAGTTTCCTCAGCGGTTGCTTCGGAATTCTCTGGTGTTT